AACCATGATCACCGCATTGGACACTTTGGTTGACGAAACTGTCGAAGCCATTACTGAAGCAACTGGGTTTTACGCATCCTCTGTTGGTGCGCCGACCATGCTTGAAATTAGTGGTGCCGATTACCTTGCGACCACAATAACTGTTTACCAAAACACTCAACTCTAAGGAGAAACACCGATGACAACATCGACTCGAATCAAAGCAAATTCTTTGAAACTCACAATCGACGGCAACGATTACTGGTCTGATTTCAGTTCAGTTGTTCTGCAGTCAGAGGATGCATCGGCAGATGTGACCACGTTCTACGACGCATCACTTGGTGGCCGTCGCGACTTCTACTTCACGGTGTCCGGCGTTCAGTCAACTGAATCAGCGTCGTTCTGGCGTGTTATGTGGGCGACTGCAGGTGACGAGGTTGCATTCGTTTATGCACCTCACGGCAACGCCACAGCATCGGGCGACCAGCCTCACTTCACCGGAACACTTCGTGTCCCTGCACAGGGTTCGTTCACTCTTGGTGGCGAGGCCTCGGCTGACGGCACGTTCTCGTTCGACGGTGTGCGCATGGACATTGTTGGCGACGTAACGCTTGACACCACCCCGTAAGGGCTGACGACGTGGGTACGGTCATTGGTGGTCAGACAGATGGTATTTACCTTCTGCAAGACACTAAAGGCCGTACCTACATCAAAGGGTTGAACGAAACCCGGCAGAAATTTCTTGCCATGGGTGGAGATCGTAACTTGTTCGAGAAGTGGGTCAAGCAGTCGGCAATCATTGCGGCAAAAGAGGCCACGCGCACGGCCCCGGTAATCTCTGGTCGGCTGGCGCAGTCGGTTCGCGGTTACGCATCCAAGAAAGCCTTTGTGAAAAATAAGGTGACAGGCGGTGTTGATTCACGCATGGTGTTCGGTGGTCTTGTCACTTCCGGTTCCGCGCGTGTTCGCAACGTGGTGGGTTCGACGGGCACGACGACAACTGGTGTTCAGTACGGTCGTGCAGTATCGCTTGGAACTTATCGTGTCGCCGGGCAACGGTCACAAACTGGTGATCGAGTCTGGCGCACGACTGTTCGAGGCAAGGGCAACCCTTACATTGTCAAGGCCCGTGAAAAAATGAAACCAGCAATGGTGCGATTGCTAAACTTCCAACTGAACAACTACATAAAGCAGAAAGGCTTTAGAACTAATGGACTTTGAGAACATTACCCTGGGCGAAATCGCCGAAATTGAGGATTACGCCAAACTTTCGTTCAGCGAGATTGGTGACGACAAGCCGGGCGTTTACCGTCTGCGCATCGGGTTGGCGTGGATCATGAAACGACGCATCGACCCGACGTTCACAATCAAGCAGGCCGAAGGATTGACCCCGACCGACCTAACCGATTTGTTCGGTGCGGATGAGCCGGACGCAGTAAAAAAATAAGGGATGACCGGGCGCAGGTGTTGGCAACTTTGGTTGTTGGTGCGCGGCTCTCGGTCACGGAGATACAGGGTTTGACAATGCGTGAAGTGAACGCGATTGCGAAAATGATGAACGGAGGCAAGTGATGGCTGCATCGAACATGATTGTTACGCTGGCCATGAATGCCACGAAGTATGCGTCAGGTTTGCGCACAGCAGGCGCTAAAACAAAGTCTTTTGGTGATTACACCACGAAGGCGTTCAACGTCGCTCGGGGGGCCATGCTGGGGCTCACGTTGGCTGTTTTGCGTTATGTGCCGACCATTCTGAACATGGGTGCGGAGTCGCGTAAGGCTGACATTCAGTTGCAGTTCATGTTGGAAACGATGAACGGTGTCAGCGCAGAAACTGCTGCGACCACAAAGCGGATGGCCGCTTACGCCGATCAGGTGAACAAGGCGACTGGTATTGACGATGAGCAGGTCAAGACTGTTCAGCGCAAATTGTTGGTGTTCAAGTCGTTGCGTAGTACCGCCGACGACATGGGCGGCACGTTTGACCGGACAACACAGGCGGCGATTGACTTGGCGGCTGGTGGGTTTGGCACGATGGAAACTAACGCAATCAAACTCGGTCGCGTGTTGGAAAATCCCATTGCCAATCTGAACGCTTTGAGTCGTGCCGGGATTACGTTTACCGAGCAGGAAAAACGTAAGATTGCGCAGCTCGTCGAGTCGGGCAAACAGTTCGAGGCGCAGGACTTGATTCTGAAGTCGATTGAGGGTCGCGTGTCGGGTTTGGCGGAGGCATCTGCAACGCCGTTTGAGAAACTTCAGGCACAGTTTGAACAAATTGGTGACGCTATTGGTGAGCAGATGTTGGGGCCGTTGGAGGAAATCAACAAAGAGGTGTCTGTCTGGTTGGGTACTCCGCAGGGCCGTAGGGATGTTGAGGCGATAGCTGATGCGTTTATTGAGGGTGCCAAGGGTGTTCGTGACATGGCGATGTTTTTGCGCGAGGTCAAAGGATTCTTGGACGGCATTACTTCTTTCAATATGAATTGGGTTGCCGAGTTGCGAAACTTCCGCAACGACATCCTAGGAATCAGTCAACCCGGTGCTAGGGGTGACAACTCCGGTCGCGGTCAAGGAAATGAACCCTTCGGTGGCACCTCGCGTGGTGGCACAAAGGGCATCGTGGTGAACTTCAATGCCCCGGTCGACTCGGTTAGTGCCGGGCGTGAAGTAGCCCGTGTGCTGGCAGATTACAGCCGGGCAAACGGGGTGCGCTAATGGCGTTACCAATTATTGAGGATCCGCTTTACGGGCAGATTGCTTTAGAAACGTCGGCGTGGGCATCCACGTTTACGTGGGTTGACCGTACGGCCGACCTTGTTGCTGGTGTAAATTATTCGATTGGTGGCCGTGTCGGCACGCCTGGACAATCTCAAGTCGACGTCGGCACACTCAACGCGACATTCAAGAACGTGGCGACTGCACCGCTGGTCGGCGACTTGGTGCGTTTGCGCCGTTCAGGCACAACAGAATATGCGTTTATTGGGTACGTGCAGGATGTGTCGCAGCAGGTTGTGTTTGACAATTCTGTGTCACTCAACACACCAGTAGTTTTGACGACAATCAACTGTTTGGACTGGGTGGGTTACATCTCGCAATTCCAGGTTGTTGGTGTTGGTGGTTTGGCTGTCACGACCTTCGCCAAGGAAACTTATTACGCTTACCAGTCACGGGCACGGGCACTCAACAACGTGGTCGACGCGACAAACGCCACGCAGCTCATCGCGTTTGATTCCACCGCGGCATCAAGCGTTGTCGGCGACACCGATTTCGTGGGAACAATCTCCGACCATCTTGATTTATTGGCGGCCACAGACAACCTTTTCTGGTACCCTGCGTTGGCGTTGCCCACGAACAAGACAACTGGCCGGACAAGTTTCATTCAGATTCGCCCGTTGTCGTTGGCCCCGTCGTCGGGTTACACGTTTACGGATGTGGCAGGTTCCTCGGGGCAGCTGCACTACACAGAGATTGACTTTGAATCGTCGTCGCAGAACGTCGCGAACACGATTGTGATCAACAACCATTCCGTTATTACGGATACGAACGACAAAGAAGTTACTAAACGCGGCGGCGCAAACCAACCGAACTACAACATTGTGAACGGCGTTGAAGTTGTTTCTGTCCCTTACGACACAAACTGGCAGGCCACCGACGCAACATCCATCACGACCTACGGAAACCGTGCCACCGAGATAAACACAAACCTTGCTGGCATCGTTCAGGATCTAAACCTGATTGGCAACCCGTCGCTGGAGTATTCCGATGAGGGTTACACGACACAGCAACAGCGCATTGCTCGACGCAAACCGTTGGACAACAGCACATCGTTCAGCTCGTACCACGGCGAATGGGCGTTGCGATTCCGCATTGCCGCATCAGCAACAACACCCGAAATTCGTTACACCGGGTCGGAGGCGGACGGTGTACCAGTCGTTCCCGGTGTGGCATACCAGTTTCAGGCGGCAGGTGCGCGTGGTGCGCCAAACCGTGCCGACGTTCGTGGCCGTGCATTCATTCGGTGGACGGACGAGGCAGGCTCAACAATCTCAACAGCGTTCAGCGCACAGACCACGTTCGGATCAACACCCTACGTTTGGCAGGTTATGAGTCTGACATCGACTGCCCCGGCGAACGCTGAACGTGCCACGCTTGGAATCGAATTCAACCGCAGCGGCGGAGGAAACTTTAGTGCTGGTGACCAATTCTGGGGCGACGGATTCCTGATGCGCAAATCGGCATCTGCCACGGCCGTGACTTACTTTGACGGTGACAACGCCAGCGACACATCATTCCAATACATCTGGACTGGCGAACTTGGTCTGTCACCGACGTTCAAGGTCACAAACAACCTGGACAACATTGCGGCCACTTATTTGTCTAGGTATTCGACGACCAGCAACCGGGTCACACGCATCCGTTGGAACGCGCAAGAGGACTTGACCAAAGTTTCGTTGCTGCGCGTAGGGCGACTGGTGGACATAATTTACGACGGCACGACAACTACACACCGCATCGTCGGGGTGGACGGCAACATCAGTCCAGACCGATACATGATCGACTACTATCTGGAAAAGGCATAAACATGAAAGACATAATCACGCGGGTTCTCCGCATCGCATCGTTTGCTCTCGGCGCTGGAATTGCTGGGTTGGGTGCTGGGTCGGCTATTGGGCTTTCAGTCGCCCAGAGTGCCCTTATGGGGGCTCTCACGGGTGTTCTGGGCATCTTTGGTGCGCTGGCATTCATCTACGCGGGCAAGGGCACAGTCAACGACACCGATTTTGATTCGACAATCAACTCGGCAATCGAAACGGCCCGTGCAAAAGACGGTGGAAAGAATGCCAAGTGACGGAGTCGTCGTAACACTCGAACGGATCTACGACAAACTTATTGAACTTGAGCTGCGAATGGGCGACCACCCGAAACAGCTTGACGACCACGAACTGCGAATTCGCAATCTGGAAATGAAAGTGTGGGGGTTTGCTGGGCTGTCTGGCATCGCCGCCGTACTCGTTTCACTCATCATCACAAACACCGGAGGATAACAATGGACGTTGATTACGTCAGACCATGCAAAACGCACGAGGTGCGCGATAACTTCGATGACCATGTCAAGCGTCATTCAAAGATGCCCGGACTGGACTACGCCTGCAAGACGGGTGACAAGGTGTTCGCGACTGCCAAAGGCACAATCGTGTCATGCTCAAACAACCCCGATCAGGTGTTGGGCAAGAACATCGCGATTCGGCACCCGGACGGCAAACACTCGTACTACTTGCACCTGTCAAAACTTGAGGTGCGCAACGGGCAACGGGTCAAGGCTGGCGAAGTGATTGCGCTGTCGGGCAACACGGGCACGACAAGCACAGGGCCACACTTGCACTTTGCAATCAAGAACGCGCGAGGCACGTTCATCGACCCCAAGAAGTTGTTGCGTAAAGAGATTGCCGAGAAACGCGCCGAGGCCGCCGCAATCATCCCCCCGGTCGTCGATGTCGTCGCCGAGGTCATCCCCGAATAGGTTCTTATCCTTTCTCCCTGTTCGGGTGGGGCGGTCAACATTAGGGGTTGACCGCCCCTGTTTATGTGATACATTATTGCCACCTACTAGCCAAGGAGTAAAAATGCGTTACACACAAGACTTCCTCGTTCTGCTCGCATGGTGCGGCTCAATCTACGTCGGATACTACATCCTCCGATGGTTGCTCACGTTCCTATGACCCCGTGTGGATCATGCGGCCACATCAACCTGTGGGCCGAACGCCACCCACACCCCGACGTAGTCCGCGCCGAACTCGCCGCAATCATCTTTGAACGGCACGAGGCCGAACAAGCAGCACACCAAGACTTCATCGACCGCCTACGCATCCGAATGCGCGGCGATGTCGACATATCACGTCATAGCCTCATGGCAGAATTCACTCGACAGCGACTCGCAGCTGGAGAGAGGATATTGCGTGAACAACAAAATCGAACGAATGGTGGCACGGTCACTAACTGACGAATGGTACAAAGCACGTCAATACGGCGTAAGTGCCACAACAGTCGCCAAAGCGGCATCAGGCCCCGGTGGGTTCGATGCCGAACTCAAACGCGCCCTAAACCCCGAGGAACACGTTGTCGAGGACAACGCCTACATGAAGTTTGGGCGTAATTACGAGGAATGGATCGTGAACGGTCTGCCGCCGGAATACAAGATTGCGCCGAACGACTGGCTAATCTGTGGGGTTGGTGCTGAACGGTGGCATCTGGCAACACCGGACGGCCTGAACGCCGACTGGTCGATTATTGCTGAAGTGAAAACGACGGGCAAAGATTGGGACCCGGACAAGATTCCGATTCAGTACCGTCGACAGGTTCAATGGCAACTGCACGTCGTCGGGGCGACCAAGTGTGTGTTTGCGTGGCTGTTACGCGCCGAGGCAGATAACGGGGACTTTGTGCCTGCATGGATGGAACCCAAGCACACCATCATTGAACGCGACGAGGACATGATTGCCGACCTCAAAGAGGTTGCCAACAGGTTCATTACCGATTACAACAACTACATCGAAATGAGGGAACTAAATGGCTCGCTTTGACCTGCAAAATTATGAAACGGTCGCCCAAAGAATAATCAGGTTCTACGCTGACCATGAGAATGGTGCGATCATCACAAAGAATCTGACCACCGATGCCGACCGTGAACGCAAGCAATGGGTCGTCTACGCCGAAGTATGGTTCGACAAAAACAACGACGTGCAACCAACGGGCACGGGGCTGGCGTTTGAGATTGACGGAACAGCCGGGGCAAACGTCACAAGTGCCCTCGAGAACTGTGAGTCATCGGCTGTGGGCCGCGCACTCGCCCAAGCGAACTATGGTGGCGACAAGCGCGTGACACGGGAGGAAATGGCAAAGGTAAATCGTGGCACACCAAACGCGGCGCAAATCACGACAATTGACATACAAAACACCGCAACACTTAAAGAACTCGAGGCACTATGGTCACGCGCCGTCGACTCCGGCGACTCAACCAAACTCATTGCCGAATTTACAGCTCGCAAAAAACACTTCAATGAACAGAATTAGGGTCGACGGTCGGGCTGTTCCCAAAGGTCGACCACGAATGACCCGGACAGGTGGCGTTTACACACCTGCCACAACGGTGGAGTTTGAAAAGAAAGTCGCAGCTGCGTGGAACAGTCAGATGGGGATGCTGTCGATGGTTGGCGACCTGCGCGTTATCATCCACGTTTACACGGATCGTGCTGCCAAACAGGATGTCGACAACCTGGCAAAGAGTGTGCTGGACGGGCTGCAACGCGGCGGTGCGTTCTCCGTCGGCGACGAACAGGTCAAAACATTGGTCATCACAAAACACGACACCAAAGTGGACCTTTGCACGATGGTGACTGTTTCGCACTATGATGACTAGCATTCACTAGCCTGAACCCTAATCAAACTTCCCCCGGCACATGGCTAGATGTGTCGGGGGATTCTCATTGGAGTATCCATGGAACAGAAAGAACATCAACACCATTGGTTGCGCGTAGGTCGCTGCGGCCCATCGCATTGCGTTATCTGCGGTAAACCGCAATGAGCAACGGTAAGCCCTGCAGGGCACACAGCATGCCTCGAGACATCTGCGCACGGTGCGTTGGTGCTGCAGAGGAACGGGAACGCATAATCGAGGTAATCGGGGTATTCCGCGACACGTTCAAAGAACACGGACAACCCTTTGAACATCTGACTGTGATTATCGACAGCATCAGGACTACCGAATGAGTTTCAAACTGGTCAAGAAAGTGATCCACACCGACCGGGTCGACGGCACACACAAACTCGTACTCATCATCCTCGCCGACTATGTCAACGAGGCAAAAGGCAACGCATCATGGCCCGCGCTGTCCACCGTCGCACAACAGGCCGGACTGTCCACACGTCATGCCCGGAGAATC